TACCTTGGTGCCAAGGACCAAGTATACCGAAAGAATGGACGACCTAAAAACTATCAACACACACACGAATTGCCCTGACTGCGGAAGCAGTGATGCCTTATGCGAGAACGAAGATGGCAGCACTAAGTGCTTCAGCTGTGGGGTATTCAAACCAAATAACAAACAACACACAACAACAACACACACATCTAACATGACAACAGTTCAAGGCGACTACCAAGACTTAGTAAAAAGAAACATACCACTATCCATCTGTAAGAAGTATGGATACACCGTAGGAGAAAACAGATCGAAGCTCTGCCAGATTGCTAACTACAAGGACAGCACGGGTAAGCTAGTAGGACAGAAGCTACGCTATCCAGATAAATCTTTCGAGACTGTAGGAACGGTGCGCACCTTATTCGGTATGCACCTATTCGGTAAAGGTAAACGCATCACCATTACAGAGGGAGAGATAGATGCGATGAGCGTGTCCACCGCCTTCAATGGTAAGTGGGCTGTGGTCAGTGTTCCATCAGGAGCGCAATCAGCTATGTCTGCTATCAAGCACAACCTTGAGTATCTCAATAACTTTGATGAGATTGTTCTCATGTTTGATATGGATGAGGTAGGCATCGCAGCTTCTAAGAAGTGTGCCGCTATCCTTCCAGTAGGTAAGGCATTCATTGCTAACCTTCCAGCCAAAGACCCCAACGAATTGTTGATGGAGAATAGAGGCAGTGAAATCATTCAGTCATTCTGGGATGCTACTCAATACAGACCAGATGGTATCGTAGCTGGTGAGGACATGTGGGACATTGTCAGTAAGACTGAGATTGTAGACAGTGCTGCCTATCCTTTTGCTGGACTGAACCGAATCACAAGAGGACTACGTATTGGAGAGATTGCTACGTTCTGTGCTGGCAGTGGTGTAGGCAAGTCTGCCGTGTGTCGTGAGATTGCTTACCACCTAATCAAGAACGACGAGAAGGTTGGATACATTGCCTTAGAGGAAAGCATTAAGCGTTCGGCTCAAGGTATCATGGGGCTAGCTATCAATAAGACACTGCACCTTGGCACGGAGGTGGAAGAGGACGAGTTGAAGAAAGCGTTCGATGCTACAATCGGTAGCGGAAACTTTGTTACCTATGACCACTGGGGTTCGATTGAGTCTGACAACTTAATCAATCGCATCCGATACATGAACAAGGGTCTAGGATGTAAGTGGATATTCCTCGATCACGTGTCCATTGTTGTTTCAGGACAGGACGGCGATGAGCGCAAGATGCTTGACATCCTTATGACAAAGCTTCGTTCTCTTGTCGAAGAGGTAGGTGTTGGAATGATTCTTGTTTCACACCTTAAGCGACCAGAAGGCAGAGGATTTGAAGAAGGACGAGAGACTACGCTTGGACACCTGAGAGGTTCAGCAGGTCTTGGTCAGTTAAGTGATATGGTTATTGGACTGGAGAGAAATCAACAGGACGAAGAAGTTAAAAACGAAACAACCATTCGGATTCTTAAGAACAGATTTAGCGGAGAGACAGGCGTAGCTTGCACTCTCGAATACAACCAACACACAGGAAGACTACATGAAAAAAACACATACTTCGATGCTGACGATACTCAGCCTATTACTAATGATAACGACGCAGGCGAGTCCACAGAAAGTATCGCCTTTATGGGGGGAAGCAATGAACCATTCTAAACCAACAGAGGCTGAGATAAGCAAACTTCTTAAAGCTATCAGGACGGTGGAGACAGGTGGAGAACCTAATCCAACCTACGCTGTAGGAAGATACCAAGAGATTGGTCCGTTCCAAATTACCTATGCCTACTTCGAGGACTCAGGAATCAAAGGCACATGGACACAGAACTGTCTGTATGTTGATCGATCAATAAAGGTGATGCTGGCTTACTGGAATAGGTATGCAAAGCTGCACACACTAGAAGAGTATGCACGTCTACACAATGGTGGACCGAACGGCATGAACAATAGGAACACACTAGAATACTGGCACAAAGTAAAAGCAGAGATGGAGGCAGAACAATGAGAAGGGCTTACTTCGATATAGAAACGACAGCGGTAGACAACTGGGCTACGCTTGAAGGCATGGACAAGATACATTGTATCTCTGTTATGTCTATGGATGAAAACAAGTGCCTCACTTTCACTGGTGATAGCGTGAAGGAAGGTATTGCTTACCTTGTCCAGCACGACGAAGTGGTTGGTCACAATGTGATTGGCTTCGACATTCCTGCTATCAAGAAGCTGTATCCTACGATTAAGTTCCCTGTTGTTCGAGACACTCTTGTGATGGCATCCGCTATGTTTGGAGATGTTCGATCTACTGACTTACAAAAGCCACAATTCCCTAGAGAGCTGATTGGTAGACAATCCCTCAAAGCTTGGGGCGTTCGTCTTGGCGTGTTGAAAGGAGACTTTGGTGACACCACTGATTGGACTACGTGCACGGAAGAGATGATAAAATACTGCGAGCAGGACGTGTTGGTAACTTACACACTTCACAGTCATCTTGTATCTTCTCAACCATCGGACACGATGATCAAGATTGAACACAAGTTTGCTGAGTTGATGAAGATGCAAGAGGTACACGGATGGAAGTTCGACATGGATGGATGCCGTGAGCTTACAAAGGAGATAATGCAAAGACGTGCTGACTTAGAGAAACAGTTACAAGAAGCGTTCCCTCCGAAAGATGTTCCAACTAAGACTCCTATATGGAAAACCAGTGACGGTAAAACATGGAAGACAAAGAAGCAAGCGATGGAAGCTGGACACAAATCAGCAGACGTGAAGAAGGATGGGTTCACTACCAAGAAGGTGTTGTTCAATCCAGCATCACGTGATCAGATTGCTGAACGATTAACGGAGAAGTACAACTGGAAGCCAAAGCTATTCACTGCATCAGGTAAGCCTAAGATTGATGAGACTGTTCTCAAAGGTATAGGCAGACCAGAAGCTGACATACTGTTCCAGTATCTACTGTGCATCAAACGTCTAGGTCAGGTAGCTGAAGGTCAAGAGGCTTGGCTCAAGCTAGCAGAAGACGGAGTGATGAGAGGACAAGTTGTTACTAACGGCACCGTCACAGGACGTTGCAGTCACAGGCATCCCAACGTAGCACAGGTGCCAGCGGTAGGAGCTGAGTATGGTAAGGAATGCCGTGCCTTGTTCGGAGCTAGAGCAGGCTACAAGCTTGTTGGATTCGATGCTTCTGGATTAGAGCTGCGTTGTCTTGGACACTACCTCACACCTTATGACAAAGGTGCCTATGCTAAGGAAGTTATTGATGGAGACATCCACACTCTCAATCAGAAAGCAGCAGGACTAGCCACACGCCCAGAGGCAAAGCGATTTATTTACGCCTATCTCTACGGATGTGGAGACCAGCTTCTAGGTGAGATGATAGGTGGTGGAAGTAAAGAAGGAGGACAGCTTCGCAAACGCTTCCTAAGTAAACTACCTGCTTTGGACAGACTACTGAAGGACGTGAAGAAGACAGCGGAAGGACAGAAGTATCTGAAGGCGATTGATGGTAGGAGACTACACGTTCGTTCCAGTCACTCAGCACTGAACCTATTACTACAGAGCTGTGGTGCTATCCTTATGAAGACAACAAGCTGTTACCTGTATCACAACCTTATCAACTTAGGATGGACACACGGTAAGGAGTTTGCGTTCGTCGGAAACATTCACGATGAAATCCAAGCGGAGGTCATTGAAGGACGTGAGGAAGAATACGGAAAGCTAGCTGAACAATCTATCAAACAAGCTGGTGATTATCTCAAGTTTCGTTGTCGTGTAGATGGCGAATACAAAGTAGGAAACAACTGGGCTGAGACCCATTGATCATGGCATACCAAAACAAACACGACTACACAGGCATGTGCAGTAAGAACGGAGAGCGAGCAGAGAATCTGTTTGCTACTCTTATTGAAAACCTTGGAGGAACAGCAACACCTTCAAGTTTACAAGAACAGTTCAAGGGCTTTGACTTTCACGTAGACCTGACTGGTCGTGTTGATGTCAAGTCAAGAGGACGTAATCGCAGAGGTGACGCTTCTCCTGATGCCGATAAGATATGGCTTGAACTAAAGAACGTACAAGGACGCAAGGGTTGGGTATACAACGAAGCTGACTACATCGCTTTCGAGCGTGAGTATGCGTATCTTGTTATTAAACGCCAAAGCCTATGCGAGCTAATTGATAACCTAGTGGACATGGATGACTTTGTTCTCAGCCCTGATGAATGTATGTATAATCTATACTCACGAGTAGGACGTAAGGACTTACTTACTAAAGTACACGTTGATGACCTGCTCACCTGTTCACACTACACACTACCGAAACCACATGAAGACAGTATTAATTGATGGAGACGAAGTAGCTTACAAAGCTGCTTTCGTTTCAGAGATTCCAATCAAATGGGATGAAGACACTTGGACTCTACACTCAAGTGAGAGAGACATGGGAGACTCTATCGAGACTCTTATTGAACAAGCACTCAAGGATGCACAATGTGACACGACATACGTAGCTCTGTCTGGGGGCAACAACTTCAGACTAGATGTCTATCCAGATTACAAAGCTAATCGTGTAGGCAAGCGTAAACCTCTAGGCTTAAAGTTCTGCCGTCAGTATCTGATGGAGAACTATGATGCAGATATTACAGAGACACTAGAGGCTGATGACCTGCTGGCTATACGTGCTGTCGAAGATAAGGACACTGTGATCTGGTCAGTAGATAAAGACTTCCTCACTGTTCCTTGCAACCTATTTAGGGAAGGCTCCGTGCAAGTTATCACAGAGGAGGACGCTGACTACTGGCTGAAGTATCAGACAATGGTAGGTGACGTTGCTGATAACTTCAAAGGAGCTGTAGGATTCGGACCCAAGAAGACAACCAAGTGGCTGAAAGATAAGGGAGCCACATGGAAGTCTGTTCTTGAAGCCTTCCTATCCGCTGGACAAACTGAGAAGGACTGCACCACTAATGCAATCCTTGCTCGCATATTACACACACACGAAGAGAAACTAAATTGGAAACCAAACTATGAAAACTGAACAACCTCCAACACTACCTGACTCTGGCGAACGCTCTGAGTTTAACACTGGCGCAGTGCGTGACGCAATGAGCGGCAAGGGAATGCCAAGCCTTATGCCTATCTCTGCCCTGCGAGCTGTAGCAAAACGATTCGAGGATGGGGCTACTAAGTATGGACGAGACAACTGGAAAAAAGGAATTCCAGTCTCACGTTACATAGATGCTTTGTATCGTCACCTGTGGCAACTGATGGAGAAGGATAAGAAAGAAGATCATGGCGGTGCTGTGATCTGGAACGCTATGTGTCTTGTCGAAACTCTGGATGCAATAGAAAGAGGCGAACTTCCAAAGGAGCTTGATGACCTATGAACGAAGACGCCATAAGATTTCACGAACTTGATGAAGCCATCATAGGAACAGACCATAATGGTTTTATCGTCTACGACTACGACACCATGCTTGCTTTATTCTGCCGTCAAGGAATGACTACAGACGAAGCGGTTGAGTGGATTGATTATAATGTTTTAGGCACCAATGCTGGAAACGGATTCACTGTTTTGATGCAGGGCAGAGAACTAACAATGGAGGAATTAGACTATGAGT